GCACGTGCATCGGGGTGTCACCGGAACCAGTTACATCAAGTAAGTAACTGGTTCCGGTGTGTACCCGTGCGCAAATCGTTGAGATATCTATAAAAAAAGACCGCCACAAGTGGACGGTCAAGGGAAATTTAAAGGGATGGAAACCATCCCTTATATAGGTTATTGGTAATTACCCGTTGTTGTCAGAAGAAGACGGTTTAGGATCGGCAGATGGGGTCGGCTGAGGGGTTGGCTCAGGAGCTTTAGGCTCTTCAGGAGCAACAAAACCAAGCTCTTCGAGCTTACTTCTCTGTTCAGGATCGTTAAGCGCCTGAAGAAATTCAGCGGGAGAGTTACTAAAAGAAGCGCGAATATGCGATGGCAAACTTTCAAAGTACTCTGTGGCACGAGCAACAGAATTCTGAGCAGTCTGAAAATCTGTGACGTCAGAAAAGTCACCGAACTGAATCGGGCGCTTTGGCGAAAAAGGATCAGTCAAAAAGCCAGTCTCAGCATATTTCTGAAGGATGTTATCAATCATCGTTTCATCTTTAAAGTGCTGTTGGGTCATTGAAGGGTCTGTAAAAACGATACCTTCAGCCGTAGCATTTGTGTGATTAATTTTGAACTTCATATAAGCTCCACATAAAAAAGTCCTCGCACTATGCAAGGACTGATTAGAAGAATCTCCGTGTTGCGGCCGCGTCTGGACTTAGACTTCGGCCTTAGCAGGCGCGGCCGCTTTGGGATCCTCAATCGTAGATACGAAAGCAGTCGCGGCGGCAATCTGTGTCGGAGCAGAGGCTACAAGCTCTCCAGTCTCATCAGAGTACTGACCGATCTCATAAAGAAAGAAATCGTCGGGATGCTGACCAACAGTAGTACGACTATCACGAACGAGATCAGAGAAAGACCGAGATGCATCAGCGGCAGAACGACTGAAGAACGGCGTATTAAAAACCTGAAGTTTCGAATCGAAAACGGAAAAAACTTTAAGGATCATGATTGATTCTCTTCCATAACGCGTCTGAGTTTAGCGGCTTTCAATTCTTGGACGCGTTCACGAACTGAAAGACGTTGAGGCGAAGTCTCGCCAGTATCTTCAAAATCACGACCTCGCTTTTCGCGAAGACGCTTAATCTCTTCATAACGAACAATATCAGAACGCTCCAACAACTTATCAAAATAAGCTGGAGGATTCATCATAATCTTCTCGCTAAGAATAAGTCGATCATTAGTATAAATATCAGTCATGTACTTTTCACAAAAGTCATGACCAATGCCAGGTTTAAGCGAGCAATGACAAAATTCAGCAACCTTACCGTCGTAATGCTCAAGCTTTAAAGGACCTGTAATTTTCTTCGTAACATAACGAGCAACGTAAGCGGCAGTCTCAAAGTTAACTGAACCAATCGAACTAAAGCCATAAGGCCAAAGTTTCTCAAGCGTACGGCTACGATATAAGTTATTACCTCGACGAATCGACCAAAGCTGCTTATCTACAAAAGTAACGCCAAAAATGATGGCGTGATAGTGAGGACGGCCAAGCTTATCGCCATATTCGCCACACATAAAAAAGCGAAGCTGTTGACCAAAACGGCTCATGAAGTATTTACGCATGCGCTTCATGAACAGCTGAAAATGCTCGTAATGAAGTGAGCCATCGGCAGGCAAATGAGCATCATCATAAGTCAGCGTAAGAAACATGTTGTTCTTATGTGACTTAGCTTCAACAACACATCGAGCGGCCCATTCACGAGACTTAGAAAGCCTGCAACCAATGCACTGGCCGCAAGGAATTTTGAACTCAGAAAAAGGAATAGCCTTCGACGGATCGAAAGTCACAGCATTACGCTGACCATCGTTAGTCTTCTGACCAGCAAGACGATAAGCAGTTATCGGGTGAAAGCAAGGCATTTTTCTAAACAAGCAATATGAAGCTCACGCAAAATCGTCTCACGAGAAGAACGAGAGCGAACCTGAAATGAACAAAGAGCGACCCAAGGACGGTCGCGATAAAGCGTCCAGGTCACCAACTTGCGACGACCAACATAGCTTTCTTCACCAGGGATAAGCCAGCAGACGCCAAAATCTTTAAGAGTAAGCCGAAAAGCCGCAGTAGCCATAGCACAGTTCCAAATGAAATTGAGATGTTCAAAATGATAACTATGACGACCGCGGCAGGTAAATAGGGTTAACGCTTAAATGCGAAAACCGCCACGCATGGGCGTAGCACGAGTATTCAAAGTCTTCGTACGTGATGCACCTTTACGGAAAATACGCTTAGATGCCTTACGAGAAAGCTTATGACGACGACGAGACATATAAACCTCACTTTTTAAAAAGTTTCTTAACGGCCTTAAAGGCTTCCCAAATTGCCGAACCAGAATTCAGCAAAACATTAACGAACTTAACAATCGTATCTATCATTTTGCAAGATGAGCAGCGCCAATAGCAGAATTGACAACTGGAGCAGATGTGCCAAACGGATTCAAAAGTTGCAGCCATTGACCGAGAGACCAAGCGCCAGAGTGCTCTTTCATATAATCAAAAACCATCTTTTGCTTCTCAGAGGAAATAGCAGAATTCTGTGTCATGAATTTCGCTTGCTTCAAATTCTCTTCTTGAATCTTATTAGCAATCTCTTGACCTTTCGTTTGAGACCACATCAAATTTGAAGAAGAATCAGCGGCAACAGACTGAGCGCGTTTCAAACCAGCGTCGGCCTGAAGGGCAGAATTCTGAACATAAGTCTGTTTCTCAAGAGCGTCTTTCAAATTCTTCTCAGAATGCTGAGTTGACGTTTCAGCACCAGACTTAAAAGCGCCAGCTAAATCAGGAGCAATGATTGGAGGCGCGTTGCCAGGAGCGCCAGAGCCACCGGCAGAAAGTATTGGATTAAGACCTGCTTTGCGCAAATCATTAACTTCCCACTGATGGCGATTTTGCATTACTTCTTTCTGATGCTTCCAACCAAAATAAGCAGACATAGCAGAACTGCCTAAATTAGCGACACCGCCTATCGCTTCAGCCCAAGGAAAACCCATGATTACCGTCCTAAAGCAAAAATAACAACAGTGCCAACAACTGCAAGCCAAATAACTAAAGCCATAACAACTCCTTAGAAGTGATCAACCAAGCCAGGCACTGAATACACAGGCATCGGACGAGCACACTTCAAGCGAATATAAGAATCGAACAAAAACTGCGGTTCACTAGTCACTGCAACAACGCGCTCAACAGGCGGATTATCTTGAATGAATTGAGACGAAAGCGTCGGCAAAGAGCTGAACTTCTGCGCTAGATGCCAACTGTCAAGTGGCTGCGGGTCAGTCGAGCGGAACTTGCCAGTGATCTGGCCAGGATAGTAGCGATACTCGGCATAACGCTCTTGATAGCCAAATACCTTATCGTCGTCTGCAGTGCCTTGCGCGTAGATCTCTTTATTAAGAACAGCTTGTTCGCCAAGATGTGCTAACACAGGCCAATAGAAGTCAAAACGACCTTGACGAGACCACATGCGGTTCAAACCTTGCTGGTAAGTAAGGTCAGCACGAACATTCACAAAGCCAAAAACGTAACCGTGCTCGACAAAAGACTTAGAAAAGCCATGGAACGAATCTGAAACGACACCGAAGGCGGCCAAATTACCTTGCGGAGTTGTCTCATTCGTAGCGGATGTCTGCTGCACAGGATTGATCGAAATACGAGCAGAAGATCCGCCGAGGTACTCTGGACGTTGCAAACGAGCATCAGGTGAAATTACGCCGAAATGGGAACGCAAGATCTCTGTGTAACGCGTACCGCCGCGCGCGTCGCGTTCATAGAGCTTTTGGACCTGGAAAGCTTGACGAAGGTCGTTAATGGAAATCGGAGTAGCACCAGACAAATCAGCAGACAAATTGTTAGCTAAAACTAAACCACGACCAGCATAAAAAGAAATTTTTCCTGGATCCGAAGGAGCAGTTGCAGTAATACTCAAAGGAATGGTTTTAGGAACTAAATTCCATCGCTGATCCTTCGAACCTAAAGAAACAGAATCAGTAAAAGAAACAGGATAAGAGGTAGACCAATTATTAACGGAATTAAGGCCGTTATCAGAATGATACGAACCGTACTGAGCCGCCAAACTAACATCGCCAGAGACCTTCGCAGTGCCACCAAGCGAAATCTCCACGCCAGGGCCTTTCTGCGGCCAAGGCAAACAAGACGTGAAGTAGTCGTGACGCTTACCACGACGAACTAAACTGTAGTCAGACAAATTATCTGGACCATCGCCAGTCGAAACTTTCAAAGATTCCTGAAGATTCTCGTCTCTAAACCACTCATTAAAAATCAAATTGTAAGCGCGGAAAGGAAGCGCATTTACTTTCAATGCTTCATTGACATTCGTCGGAAGGCCGAAGTAATCCCACAAGGTCTGATTCTGAACATTCGTACCTGAAACCGTCGGAATTAAAAAGTCCGTGGAATCAGTAGGATTTTTCTGCTCACCATTAAATTTCTGCCAATTGTCCCAAACAAGACGATTGGGAACAAAGAAGAAGAAAGTCTCCAAATAAAGATTGTCCATGAAAGGGACGATCGGCGTAGCCAAACGAGCAAACAAAGTAGCTGTCAGCTTAAAACTATCGCCTGGCAAGACTTCGTCAACGTAAAAAGGAACAAGAAAACCAGAATTAAAAGTTGTCTTATATCCATGAGAACGGTCAAAGACCGATCGAGGAATCTGAGTAGAGGGAATCTGAGAGAACAGATGCTGAGTAGAACGATTAACAGAAGACATGTACTTATCCAATAGCTATAGATAACAAAAAAGGCGACCAGTTCAGAAAGCCCTCTCATCGAACCGATCGCCTTACGGCTCTAAAACCCAAAACTCCAAAAGCTTTATCACCGTAGGGCAAAGCATATACCACAAGTCAAAAGAAAAGCAAACATCTGAGCAGTGCGTTGGGTACCCGCACGTGCATCGGGGTGTCACCGGAACCAGTTACATCAAGTAAGTAACTGGTTCCGGTGTGTACCCGTGCGCAAATCGTTGAGATATCTATAAAAAAAG